CTCACGTCAGATACCCGTCCTGCCAGATGACCTGGGCCTGGGTGATACCGGATGTCGACTGGCCGTTGAATGACACGATGGCCGAGCTCGGCAACGGCGGGATGTACGGCCAGGTGGACTGGACCCAGTCGACCTGGGCGATGGCGTTTTGGCGCGGATCCGATTGGCGGTACACGGTGCGGTTCAGCGAGTCGATGTCGACCCACTGCGTGGAGGACAGCACGAACGACTGCAGAAACGTGAAGTAGCTGTACGTGCCGTCGGGCTGGGCCTGGATGACCACCTGCGGTTTGGTCACCGGCCCGTAGATGCGGATCAGCGGGCGGATGGGCACGTCGCCGGGGCTGGACACGGTGACGGCGCTGGCCGTCCCACCCCCCGCCGGGTAGGTGCGGGGGAACACCAGGTTGTAGAGGCGGCCCGAGCCGAACGGACCGGAATAGGCGATCGCGGTGTGAACGGTGGGGTCGCGGGCGATGGGGTCGGCGGCCACCCATTGCAGCTGAACGTCCCGCTGGACCGGCCCGACGATCGGCCAGCTGTAGTTGGCGGCCCGCAACGTCAGGGTTCGCTCGGCGGCGCCGGGCCGGTCCAGCGTGTAGTGGAGCACCGGGCGGGCGGCGGGGTTCATGAACGGGGCGAAGCCGGCGGCCACCGCGTCGATCTGGGCGCCCGCCCCGGCCAGGGCGGTGATGTCGGCCTGGACGACCCGGGCGCCCATGAGACTGGTGCGGTCGTCGGTGCCGTTCATGTCCGGCTTGGCGTCGGTGACCTCACGGACCGCCGGGTAGCCCAGGTCGAGACTGGTGCAGAACCAGCCGCCGGCCGGGTTGTCCAGCAGGACCGTCTGGTTGCCCAGGACCAGCCAGGCGGAACGGACGCAGGAGACCATCAGACTTTGGCCGTCTGCATGACCCACGCCGCCCGGCGCATGAAGGTTTCCACGTCGATGTCACTGTTGAACGTGGCCTGGTTGATGACCACGGCCGGTCCCGTGCGCGGCGGTGTGGTGCTGACGTACTCGTTGCGCCCGGTGTTGTTCATGGCCAGCGTGATCCCGGGGGGCAGGATGCCGCCCTGGTCGTACCAGTGCGGTGAGCGGGACAGCCACAGGGCGTACGCCCGGCCGGGGTCGCCGTAAACGCTTTTGATGTACTGCAAGCCCCAGGCGATTTGGGTGACCGGGTTGGTACGCCAGTCCGGGGCGACCGACGCCATCTTGTCTCCGGGCAGGGCCTGGGGGATGCCGGTGGCACCGCTCGAGGCGTTGTAGGCCAGCGGGTTCCAGCCCGACTCGCCCTGCCACAGGTTGAACAGGGCGTTCCATAAGGCGCCGGTCCAGCCCATCCCGGCCGCCATGGCCTGGCCGATCTGCACCGACGGCATGTTCGACAGGGCGGGGCCGAGGCTTTGCATCTGGTTGGCCAGCGCTAACGCCTTGGCCCATTCGGCCTGTTGGGCCGGGGTGCCGAAACTGTACAGGTCGCTGATGGCGCCACTGATGGCCTGCGCCGCCTTGACCGGCAACTTGGCCGCGTCGATCAGGCCGGCGCCGATGATGCGAGCCGCGGCGGCGGGCAGCGTGCCGAAGACGGTCTTGGCGATATCGAGCGGGTCGACCTGGAAGCCTTGGATGAAACCGGCGATCAGGTTTCGGCCGATGTCAGCGAAGACCGTGGAGGGCGACCTGACGCCGAAAAAGTGCTTCACGGCCTCGACGAGCGGGTCGACGATGACGTGTTTCACCCAGTTCCCGATGTCCTTCATGGCGTTCGAGATGCCGTTGAAGAGGCCTTGGAGGATGTCGCCGCCGGCTCCGGTCAGCCAGTTGATGGCGTTCTTGAAGAGGCCGATGATCGCGTTGGGCGCCCCGCTGATCCAGCCCCACAGTCGGGCCCATATCCCACTGAGACCGTTCCACAGGCCTTGGAGGATGTTCAGGCCGGCCTGGAACAACCAGATGATGGCGGCGTCAAAGAGCCGGATGATCTGGCCGGGTATCCCGCTGATCCAGCCCCACAGTTTGCCCCATATCCACAGAAGACCGTTCCACAGTCCTTGCAGAATGTTGAGACCGGCCTGGAACAGCCAGTTGATGGCGGCGTCAAAGAGCCGGATGATCGCGCCGGGCGCCCCGCTGATCCAGCCCCACAGTCGGGCCCAAATCCAGCCGAGACCGTTCCACAGTCCCTGAAAGATGTTGAGACCGGCCTGGAACAGCCAGGTGATGGCGTCCTTGAAAATGGCGATGATCGCGGCTGGGAGCCCGGCCAGCCAGCCGACAAGCCTTCCGAGGGGTCGGACGAGGTCGTCGTAGACCGTGGTCCACACGTCTTTGATCCAGTTCCAGACGGCCTTGATGCCGGCCAGGATGTCGTCCCAGTATTTGTAGATGAGGGCGGCGGCCAGGCCGATGGGTCCCAGCAGGATGCCGAGGAGCAGCGGCCAGTTGGCCTGAATCCAGTTCCAGACGGCCTTCACGGCGTCGAGAATGAAATGCCAGACGTCGCCCGCCACCTTTTTGATGTCCTTCCAGATGCCCTGAAGGATTTTGGTGTGGGTGACCAGCAGGACGATTCCGGCTATCAGGGCGGCGATGGCCAGTCCGATGAGGACGATCGGGTTGGCGTCCATCGCCGCGTTCAGCAGCCACTGGGCGGCGGTCTGAACCTTGCTGGCCACCGACAGCAGCGTCAGCTCGATGCGGGTGCCGAGGGCGGCGTCCCTGGCCGCGGCCATGGCGGCCTGACCCACTTTCATGGCCGTTCCCAAGCCGGCCATGGCCGCCCCGGCGCCCTGCAGGGCGGGACCGTACTTCTGGCCGAAGGCGGCCACGTTGTCCTCGATAGCGGCCTTCAGGGCTTTGATGTGGCCCCCGAAGGTGTCGGCCGAAGCACTGGCCTGGCCCTTGAGTTTGGCCCCCAGCTGGTCCAGGGCCTTGCCGTTGGCGTTGGTGGCCGCGCTCACGTCGGCCTGGGCCTTGGTCAGGTCCTGGTGGGCCTTCTGCTGGTCGGCGGCCGCTTTGGTCACCGCGGCATGGGCGTCCCGCAGACGGATTTCCTCTGACGTGGTGAGCTTCTTCTTGCCCGCCAGCTCGGCCTCGGTGTCGCCCAGCTTCTGCTGGGCCTTGGCCATCTCGTCGCTGGCCCGGGTCGTTTCGGTGTTGGCCTTGTTCAGTTCCGAGGTGGCGCCCTTGGCGCTGTCCACCTGGATGCCGAACTCCTTGAAAATGCGGGTGTTGCCGTTGTAGGCCTTGCCCAGCTGGGTGGCCGCGCTGGACAGGCTCTCATGCTTGGCCGCGGCCAGGTCGCTGGCCACGCCCAGCTCCTGGAAGGCCTTGGCCGGGCTGCCGGTGGCCTGGGTCAGGATGCGCAGGGCGTCCTGGGTGGTGGCCGCGGTGGTGCCGAAATGCTCCTGATGTTTGATGGCCGCGTCAACCTGGTCGGAGTAGTCGCTGTAGCTCTTCCCGGTGGCCTCCACGGCGGCCTGCAGCTGTTGGTGGGCGGCCTGGTCTTTGCTGCCCAGGGCCGACAGTCCTACGCCGATCCCGGCCAGCCCGGCCCCCGCCCCGGCCATGGCCAGCGGCAGGTCGTGGATGTGGTCCTTGACTGTCTCGATGGTGGCGCCCACGCCCAGGAGGGCGTCGTTGAACGGGCCGAGGACGCCGGTCTGGTTGAGGGCGTTCAGCGCCGGGCTGAAGGCGTCCTTCAGGCCCTTGCCGGTGCTGGCACCGGTGGCAGCCGCCGACTTGAAGGAGCTGGCCAGCCCGGACAGGTCGGCCAGCAGCCGAACCGTAACGGAGGGGCCGGGCACGGGTTACCGCCTGAGTTTGGCTAACTGGCTGTTGGCCTGGTTGCTGGCCTCGGCTTCCGTTTTCATACGCCGCCACATGGCGTCCCACAGAACGTCGGACAGGCCGTCCGCGTCGTCGGGGGTCATGCGGTAGTAGGCGCAGAAGACGGCAAGCTGGTCGGCAGCTTGCCGCTCGTAGGGTCCACGTCGGTCACGGCCACCTCGACGTCGTAGGCGTGCAGCCACAGCGACGTGGGGTCACGGTCGGGATAGTCGCGCCGCAGCGCCCGGAAGGCCATGAGCCGGGGCGGCTGGTCTTCGATCAGCTGGGTGAAGGTCACGTCCGGCTCGAGCCGTTTCAGCAGGTCGATGATGCGCTGGGACGGCATGCGGGCCGCGAAGGACGCGGTCACCTCGACCAGGAGCGGCAGGGGCTCGGTGCCGTTGCTGGCGGGTTCGGGTGATAGACGTCTGTCAGTCGTTTCGATGTCAGTCATGGACGGCCTCCGGCGATGAGGTTTCGTTGGTCCACTGGATGTGGTCCAGGGCGGTGGCCACAGCCTGGTTGTAGATGCGCTCGGCCTGGCCGGACAGGTTGCCGGCGGCCGGGAACAGATAGCGCCCGTTGGGCAGGTAGGGACGACCGGGCGGCCAGCCGCCGAAGTCGACCGGCCCGGCGTACAACAGGCCGTCGCCCTCCCGCACCGAGGCCCCGGTGCGGGACCGGGCCACCCGCACCGACGCGGCCAGCCGCCCGCTGCGATGAGGCAGTGAGGATCGCACGGCATTGGCGATCGGGGCCATGGCCCGCTCGGCCGCGGCTTGCAGGAAGGGCAGCAGCTGCCCCGAGTGCTCGTCGGCCACCCGCAACAAGTCCTTGGTCAGCGCCTTGATGCCCACAACCTCCGTTGAGATGGTGGTCTGGGGCATCAGGCCTTGCCGGTGACCCAGGCGCTGCCCGACCAGTGGGCGGCCAGCAGGTCGGCCGTGATGACGTATTGGCCGGTGGTCCACGCCGTGTTCGGGGTGGCGGTCAGGCCGGTCAGAGCGGCCAGGTTGGCCGGCACGGCCGCCCCGGTCGGCGTGTAAAACCCGGGCGCCCCGCTGGTGGCCCCGGTGGCGGCCACGGCGCCGTGGTCGACGCTGGGGGCGGCGGTCAGGTTCCAGTCGATCTGGATCTGGCTGGCAGTTCCCGCATCGCCCGAGATGATGTCGAACGGTTGGGGGATGGCCAGCCCGCTGATGATGGGGTTGTTCTGCGACGCCAGGCGGGAGCTGTAGGGGCGGGCCTTGAAGTTCACCGGGTTGCCGTTGGCCAGGTACGCGTTGTAGGCGGCGTTCAGGGTGTCGTAGGTGGCGCCCACATCGAAGGACGTGTAGAAGGTCACCTTCAAGTGCCATTTGGTTACGCCGGGGTAGTCGGTTTCGGCACAGAAGGACGTGACGGTCACCAATTTGTTTTCCGGGGTCACCTCGAGGTGCTGGACCAAGCAGCGCAAGTTGACGCCGCCCAGCTCGAAGTAGGCGTCGGTGAGGATCAGCGGGTTCGCCGTGGGCGGTACCGGGTCCCCGGCGGCCAGCAGGCCGACTTCGGGCGGGTCGCCGTTGCCGCCGTTGCGGGGCCGGTCGAGAGTGTTGTTGGGCATGGTGGCGCCTCCTTACATCTGGATGGTGAAAGTGACCTCGGCTTGGAGCAGGTCGGCGCCGCCCACGTTGACCTGCCGCCAGTTGCGCTCGACGGCCGGGTAGGCGATCTGGACCGTCCCGCCCAGGTCGGTATTGGTGACGTTCTGGCGGATGAAGGTGATGATTTGGGCCACCCGGTCCTCGCCGTCGACGGGCCCGACGCACAGCACCGGCAGCGAGCATTCGTCGATGTTCATGGCGATGGTGGAGTAGCGGACCTCGACCGGCCTTCCGATGACAATGGCGGGCGGGTTGAGGGTGCCGGGCGGCTGGTTGTACACGGTGATGGTCTCGCCGGCCGCGGCGACGGCGTCGGCCAGGGCTTGGCCCAGCGCCGGGGCCGCGATCGAGCGGTCCCAGCTCACGCGAACCCCACTGGGGCGCCGGAGCCGTAGAGGGAGTCGACGTCGGCGTCGGTGCGCCCGACCCGGACCACGCCCAGGTCACCGAAGCCGAGCGTCCCGTCGATGGAGTCCCGGCGGCGGTACAGGCGGGCCGAGTGCAACAGGCAGGCCTGGTGGGCCCGGTCGGGCAGGGTGGTGGTGTCGGCCGGGTAGATGGGGCTGCGATCAGGACCGAAGGTGCCGTCGCCGTTGTCGACCAGCTGGCTGCCCATGCGGCCTA